AGCAGTTCCAGATCATCCAGCGCGCGCAGCCCTGTGCCCGCATCATAGCGACGGCGAGAGGCCGCCCAGGGCGTGTTGCGTTCCTCATGCCCGTTGGCAAGTTCGACCACTTCGGTGCGGCGCTCCGGCCCGCCCAACGCGCCGAAGCTGAGATTGGCGGGAAAGCGGATTTCGTGAAAGGCCATGGTGACACCCCCCTGGGCATTGCGACCGCAGCGACGCGCGGGTCACAAAATTGTATGTAAAACAGGAACTAGTGGCTGCTATCCAAACCAACGCATGAAGGGCCGCCCCTAACGGTTGCGGTTGCCTTTCGACAGCAGCCGCGACATCTGCGCGGCAATCTGGGTCTGCGAACGCTGGAAGCCCGCGACATCGGGCGTCTGGATGTTGAAGGTCACATTGACCGGCCCACCCCCGCCCGCAGCACGCACGCCCAGCCGCCCATCGGCCCCGCGCGACAGCGGCATGATCGCCTCTGGCCCGGCCTCGCCCATCAGGCCGGTGGTGCCGCCGCGCATGGGAAAGGCCGTGGCCTGACTGACAATGCCGCCCTGTGCAAAGGGCATCACCCGGCCCGCGCTGAACGCGCCCCCTTGGGCAAAGGGCAGGATCGCACCCATCGCGCCTGTGATCCCCTGGGCCAGCGCGCCGCCCACGGCATTCTGCACCGGGCGCATCGCNGTNTTATAGACNCTTTGNGAAATCGACCGCCCGATCCCGCGCAGCGCGTCCTGCAGGCGCATCCCGTCGAACACCAGCCCGTCAAAGGCGCGGCGCAGCCCAAGGCCGAAACTGCGCGACAGGCTGGCAACCTCGCGGTTGGTAAAGGCCATGTTGCGCGACAGCCCCGCCAGTTCGCGGTCGAAATCCGCAACCAGCCCCGTGGTCTGGCCCAGCCGCGTCTCTAGCGCGGCGATCTGTTCATCCATGTCGCTCTGGCGTGTCATCCGTCATGTCCTTGCTGTCAGGGTAGCGCGCGGCCAGATCGTCCAGCCGGGCGCGGGTCAGGGGGGCGGGCGCGGTGGTCAACCCCGCCATGATCATCAGTTCCGCAGGCGTCAGCGCCCAGAAATCGCGCGGCTGCAGGCGCAGATCGCGCAGGCCCAGCCGCATCAGCGCGGGCCAGTCCAGGGGCGCGCCGCTCATGCCGGCGGGGTGAAGGCGCGCGCCAGAAGCTGCGCCGCCGCGCGCGCGGCACCGGGCAGCCCGCCTGCAATCTCGGCCTGCATCAGATCCTCGGCCTGCCCGTCCCAGCCGCCGCCGCGCAGCCCCGCCACGATCAGCGCCAGCACGTCGCGGCTGGAGATGCGCCCCTCCTCGAACCGGGCAACCAGATCGAGCAGCGTCTCCTCGCCCAGCCCGGCCTCAAGCTCGGCCAGCGCGCCCAGCGTCAGGCGCAGCCGGTGGGGGCGGCCATCGATCTGCAATGTCACCTCGCCCTGCAACGGATTGGCCATGGCGCTCACTCTGCCACAAAGCCCAGCGCCCCGGCCGAGGCCAGCGACAACTCGAACGTGGCCTCGCCATTATGGCTGCCCGCATAGTCAAGCCCGGTGATCTGGAACGCCCCTTCGACCACACCGAAATCGGGAATGACGATCTGGAAATCCGGCGTCTCGCCATTGAAGAAGATGGCGCGCGCGCGTTCATCCGTGCCCTCGTCCCGGAACACGCCCGCGCCCGAGATGCTGGCCGATTTCACACCCGCGCCGCCCAGCAATTCACGCCAGCCCCCGGCGCTGGAAAGCGACGTTACATCAACGGTTTCCGCGTTGAAGCTCAGGCGCGTGGCGCGCAGGCCCGCGACGGTTTCGAACTGGCCATCGCCAGTCATGTCGACCTTGATCAGCAGGTCCTTGCCATTCTGTGCACCCATGGGGCCACCCTCCTGTAAATTGGATCAGTCGTCTTCCAGCCTTGCGCGAAAGCGCAGGTCGATGCGGCGGGTCTGGTCGCCCTCGATCTTGCGGGCCTGGGCGCGGTCGAACCACAGCCCGACCAGCCGCCCGCGCGCGAGCGCCAGCGCAGGCGCGTCCAGCAATTCGCAGATGCGCGCGGCGATATCCTTGGCGGCCAGAAAGCCGGTGGCATTGCTGACCACGCTGATGGTCAGCCGATGTTCGATTCCGTGGCCGGTCTGGTCGGATCGGTCGAACGCCTCTTCCATACCGATCAGCACATAGGTCGCGGGCGGCTGCGCGGGCGGGATCGCGTCATAGATCGCGCCGCCCAGGAGGCCCGCAAGCGTGCTGTCGGCCTCCAGATGCGCAAACAGCGCGGTCTGCAGCGCGGGGGCAAGCGTGTAACTCATGCGGGCACCTCCTCTCGCGCCGTGCAGATCAGGTAGCGGCCCTGCGCGTCAGCCTCGGCCACGGCCAGAATGGTGAAGATGCGCGCGCCCTCGCGAAAGCGCTGGTCGGGGCGCGGGCGGCGGTCGCTGCCCTGCGGGGCGGCGCGCAGCGTGATGCGCAGCGTCACCTGGCCTGAGGGGCCCAGCGCGGTCAGCCGCTCGCGCCCCGCGCCCGCGCGGATCTCGGCCCAATGGGTGCCAAGCGGGGTCCACGCAGTCGCAAAGCCCCCGGCGCCATCGGGCACAGTTTCGGGCGCTTCCAGCACCAGCGCGCGGGTCAGCTGCGGCGCGCGGCTCATGCCCCGCCCCCAAGGCGCAGATCGCGCCAGCGTTCCAGAAGCGCGCGGATGCCGAAATCCATATCCGCATCGCCCGCGCTGTCGCGCCCCTCGTAATATTGCGCGGCCAGCAGCAGCACGGCCTGGCGCAGATCGGCGGGAATATCGTCCCAGACCGGGCCAAAGCCCGCTGTCAGCGCAATCTCGACCCGCCCGCCCGTGGGGATGGCGGGCAGCGCGCTGCCCGATGCCTCGACCCTGGGGCGCATGCCATCGGCATCCAGCCGGTAGCGCGCAGGGTCGATCACATCCTCGGCCCCGGCGGCATCGATCATCGTCACGGCCTCAAGGCTCTGGACCGGGGCGATGGGCAGGCGCTGGGCATAGCCATCGCGCCAGCGCGCCAGCCGCAGCACATAGCCGCGCTGAAACAGCGCCCGCGCCACCCGCCCCTCGACCGAGGCGATGGCCGCGCGCAGATACTGTTCCAGCAGCGCGTCCTGGCTGGTGTCATCCGCAAAGCCCGAGGACAGCCGCAGATGGTCACGAAACGCGGCCAGCGGCAGCGCGGCAGTGGGGATGGGGCTCGTCTCTCTCAGGTCCATTGCGTGCCTCTTGTGCTGGGGGTCGCGGCGGTGCCCTGCGCGCAGTGGCGCGCAGGGCGGTCTCGGATCAGCTGGTGCCGAATTTCAACAGCTTGATCGCCTTGAAATCCGACACATCGCCGCCCACGCGCTTGGTGGCATAGAACAGCACATGCGGCTTGGCGCTGAACGGGTCGCGCAGCACGCGCAGATCGGGACGTTCGGCAATCGTGTAGCCGGAGGCGAAATCGCCAAAGGCGATGGCATGGCTGTCCGTGTCGATATCGGGCATATCCTCGGCCACCAGCACCGGATAGCCCATCAGGCGCGCAGGTTCACCGGCAGCCAGACCGTCCGACCACAGGAAGCGGCCATCGGCATCCTTCATCTTGCGCACGGCACCGGCGGTTTTCGAATTCATCACGAAAACTGCATTGGCGCGGTAGGTCGCATCCAGCGCATAGACCAGATCGACAATCGCATCGGCAGGGGCAGTGGGGTGGAAATCACCCGCCTCGCCCGTGGCGATATAGCCGATCTCGCCCCAGTCCCAATTCGCCTCTTCCACTGTGTCGTGGTCAAGAAAACCGCGCGGCTTGTCCACACCATCGCCATGGATGAAGGCCGCAGCCTCGGCGCGCGCGAATTTCGATGCGATGCGGCCGGCCAGCCAGCCCTCGATATCAAAGGCGCTGTCATCAAGCAGCCGCTGGCTGGCCTTGGGCATTGCCGACAGCTCATGCAGCGTGATCGGGATGCGGTCGATCTTGGGCGTGTCCGATTCGGCGACCGGGTCGCTTTCGGTGGCCCAGCCNGTCGAGACATCGCTGTGATCGACCANCACATCAAAGGAACTGGCCTCCACCGTCACGACCGAGGCAATGGCCCGGATCGACGCGGTCGCCGACAGCACCGACTGGATCGAGGCGGCAGTTTCCGGGTCCACCAGATAGCCGCCATCAACGGGCTGCATGGTGTTCAGGCCCTTGGTCTCGATCTCCAGCCCGCGCATCGGGGCCTCATCGCCGCGGCGCAGATAGGCGTCGAACGCCTTGTGGTGCAGCATCTCGCCCGCATCGGCAGAGGCCAGCATCGGCCGGGCGGGGGAAGGGGCAGTCTTGCGATCCAGCATGGTCAGTCGCTCTTCTGTTTGGGAAAGTTTCCGGGTGAGGTCGGTCTGGAATTCCGCAAAATCCTGGGCCAGGCCCTGCATCGCGGTCTTCAGCTCCAGCTCATGGCCCTCGGGTGCGCCCGCACCTGTCGGGCCCGCTGCCTGTGGCACGGGGGATGTCATGTTGCTCTCCTGCATCTGTTTGGCTGTCGGTCGTCTTGTCGGGCCAGAGTGCCATCCCTGGCCCAAGATCGGGTTGAGGCAGCGTGCGCTGCGCTCAGATCTGCGCAACACCCGCGCGCGCGGCCTGCACCTGCGCGCGCAAGGCGGCAATCTCGGCCACCAGCGCGGATTTGCCCTGCAGCCGCGCCTCGGCCTGCATGGGGAATGTCACAAGCGAGACTTCCCACAAATCCAGCTCGATCAGCTTGCGCCCGCCGCCGGCGCGCGGCTCGGATTGCCGGGTGCGATAGCCGATCGACAGCCCGTCCACAGCGCCCGCGGCCAGCAGGGCC